CCCCCCCCCCCCCCCTCCCCACCCCCGGATTCCCTAGGTGGAATCGACGGTGGCACCCCTTTCCACATCCACCCCTTAATCAACGACCCCCTCTTTCCAAAAAAAATGAGCGAAGCGGCAAAGGCGCAGCCGGAGGAGCATCTGGTGGTGATCCACGATTCGGTGCCGTGGCATGTGCGGGCGCTGGATTTGCCGGAGGGCTGGATCGCGATCGAGGTTGGGGTGGCCTGGCGGCGAGGGGAATGGGTGGCGTACCGGGTGCGGCTGGCGCGGCTGGGGTGGTGAGGGGAAAAATGCGAGCGGTTAGGTTTTTTGCTTGCGCTAGCGGGAAAAGGTGATGGAGTGGGCGGCATGAAGGCCGTCCTTGACAAGATCCCCGTCGTCGTGCTGCGGTTGGCCATGCGGCTATGCCTGGAGGAGACGAAGCCATGAGCCTATCCCGGCGATCCTTTCTGCGTTTCCTGGGACTCGGCGCCGTGGCCGCGCCGGTAATCGCCCGCACGTTTACGGACCTGAAAGCGGCGCCTCCGCGTCTTGTCACCTGGTCGGCCAAGGTAAAGGGACCGGCGCTGCCGAACAATGACGTGACCATGTCTTTTCAGCGCGAAATCATCCAAAAAATATGGATTGAGAATCCGTATGCCAACTTGATTGACCTGACGCACTATCCGCGAGAAACGCCTTGACCCGTCGGCGGGAAAGGCGCAAAGGAAGGGCTGTCCGCAGGTCATCTCCCTTATCCCATGAAAATCCTCTCCACGAACCTCGGCATCAAGTCCTCGAACGGCGGCGTGATCGACAACGGCAACACCTCGGGCAACCCGCAGGTTTCGGCGGCGCCGGGGCCCGGCAACTTTGCCGAGTCGAGCGGCGGCGACCAGTATCAGTACCAGGCCGGCAAGGGCTATGAGGGTCCGGGCGTCGGCAGCGCGAAGAAACTGAACAGCGACGACCAGATGCCGGTCTCCAACCCGTGAAGAACCCGTCCTCAGTCCAGTCGAAATCCACGGGCGAGGAGTCCCGCTCCTGCAGCTGCACGTCCGAGCCGATGACCGGGCAGATCGCCGTGCCCGAGGAACCCATCTCGCCCGCGGTACAGGGTTACGCCGAGCAGCCGGCGGCGGGCCGCACCCTCCAGAGCCGCCCCGGCGGCCCAAGCCTCAACGGAGCCAAGGGGTGAAGAAGCCGACGCGAGCACCCGGCATCGCCCGCGCGGCGCAGACCGCCTCCGCCGCGAGCGACGCCTGGAAGAAGAGCCCCGCGGGCCTGAGTGCCCTGGGCTTTGCCAAGATTGGCCCGGTGGCGGGTGGCGCGGCCGCCCTCGCCGCAGCGCGCAAGGGAAAGTCGAACTGATGTGCCGGACGCGGTCCCGACTGATTCCCGCCTCGCGGAAACCGTAGAGATCTACGGCCTCGAAGTCCCGAAGGGGACGGCGCAGATCGCGGTCGAACTGCTCTGCTACCGGACGGACCGCGGCCCCGAACTCGGCGGCCTCGGCAAACTGGAGCACTTCCGGCGGGCTTTCCGCCTCATGTGGCCCAAGTACGAATGGAGCGAATGGGTCGACGAGATCATCGACGTGTTCGTCCGCTACAAGTGGATCGTGATCATCGGGCACGAGCGCGCCTCCAAGACCTACACGATCGCCCACTGCGTTCTCCTCGACTATCTCGCCGACCCGAACAACACCCTCACCTCCCTCGCCACCGTGACCTTTGAGGGCCTGGCGCTGCGCATGTGGGGCGACCTTATGCGGGCCGCGGAGTCGGCGAAGGGGATGGAGGTCAAAACCCTCTTCACCCTCCAGTCCACGACCAACAAGCTGCGGGTCTACCCGCGCGAGGCCAAGGCCGAGGCCGCCGAGCGCTTCCAGATCCACGGGATCGCCGTCACGCAGTCGAAGGACGCGGAGGGCCGCATCCGCGGCGGCCACGCCCCCCGGCGCCGGATCGCCCTGGACGAGGCGCAGAACATCGCCAACCCCATCTTCGAGGCCTGCATCAACCCCATGTCGGCGCCCGACGCCAAGTGCGTCCTCCTGACCAACCCGGTCGAGAAGGTCTCCAAGTTCGGCGAATGGTGCGAGCCGCGCGACGGCTGGGCGAGCGTCGTCGACACGGACCGGCGCTGGCCGCTGAAGAAGTTCCAGGACGGCATCTGCCTGCACCTGGACGGCCTCCAGTCGCCCAACGTCAAGGCCTGCAAGGCGAAGTTCACCGGCCTCATCACGCAGGAGAACATCGACGAGGTGCGCCAGGTGCACGGCGAGGATTCCGTCCAGTGGTGGGCGCTCGTCCGCGGCTGGTTCCCGCCGGACGGCATGGTCTCGCGCGTGTTCCCGAGCCAGGTGATCGAGGCCGGGAAACCGCCGCGCCCGTTCGATTTTCCGCCCGGCTTCTGCGCCTCCCTCGATCCCGCCTTCGAGCATGACGCCTGCGTGATCCACTACGCCGAGTTGGGGCATCCCGTGTTCGGCGCGGCCGGCTACGCGATCAATTGCCTCGCTTCCGAGACGATCAAGCTCGTCGTCTCCCCCGGCGCCGAGCCCAAGGACTACCAGATCGCGCACCGCGTCATGGCCGCCTGCAAGGAACGCGGGATCCCGCCGCGGCATTTCATCATGGACGCGACGGGCGGCGGCCGGGGCGTCGCCGCGATCCTCCAAAAGGAGTGGTCGGTCGACCTGCAGATCGTGAACTACGGCGGCGCCGCCACCGAGCGCCCCCTCCGCTGGGACAATCCCACCAAGGCCTGCGACTTGTACCAGTGGTTCATCTCCGAACTGTACTTCCGCGCGGCCGAGTACGTGCGCGACGGCCTGATCCGCGGCCTCTCCAACCTCGACGGCAAGACGATCGACGACCTCGCCTCCCGCCGCTACCTCCTGCGCCAGGGGGCGCGCGGCACCTTGCAGGTCGTCGAGACGAAGGATGAGGTGAAGAAGCGTCTTGGCCGGTCCCCCGACCATGGCGACGCCTTCGTCCAGTTCGGCGAACTGCTCTGCCGGCTCGGCACCTTCGTCGGGCACCGCCCCGGCTCCGCGCTCACGACCTCCGGCAAGTGGGACCGCGCGCGCGACCGCGCGAAACAGCGCGCCGAGCGCGAGCTTGCCGAGGACAAGGCCTTCTCCTACCACTGAAACGCCATGCCCCGCCTCAATCACCCGAACGAAGCGCCGCCCGACGGCTGGTTTTTCGTCGCGCGGACGGGTTTGCGCATCGACGGCTGGGACTTGTTCGAGCTGGTCGAGCGGACCGCGCTCCATTACGAGCACAAGGGCATCGAATTCGGCTCGAAGGACGACCTGCGGCGCGAAATCGAGGCGCAAATCTGCTCGGCGATGCCGCCGGGCGTGTGCCGCGGCGAGCCAGGCGAGGAGTATCACCCGTTGCATGACGCATCGCGCGATTTCACGCGCGAAAGCGTGCTGGCGGCCTCCGCGGCGAGCCTGGCCTGGCTGAAAACGGGCCTTTTGGAGGAAAAAACGGAGTCGGCGCGCCGCGCGGCGATCTGCCGGACCTGCCGCTTCAACCGGCCGAGCCCGTCCTGGGTCTGCTCGGCCCTCTGCGCGACCCTGGAACAACTGGTGCCGGCCGGGCGGCGCGAGCCGGGCCTGTCCCTCTGCGGCATCTGCTCGTGCTCGCTCACGGCGAAGGTGATCGCGCCCATGGCCGTGATCGCGGCCTCCAATGCGGGTCGTAACCTCGCCTTCCCCTCCTTCTGTTGGCAAGGAGAGGACTCGACAAACCCCCAAAACCTGTCAACAAATTCCCAAAATGGCGAAGCGTCGTAAGAAGTCCCTGATCGACAAGATGCTCCCGGAATCGGCGAGCGCTTCGCCCGCGACCGACTCGTCGCCCTTCGAGGTGGGCTCCGTCTCGGCCTACAACGACCGCCGGATCGCCAATGTCGACCAGGCGCGCGAACTCTACGTCCGCCTCTACCTCGAAAACCAGGCGCGCGCGAATTCCTTCGCGCAGATCCGCAACCAGATCGAGGGCGGCCGGCCCTTCGACCCGGCGGAGATCATCCGCAACGGCGAGGCCTGGCGCAGCAACGTGAATTTCAACGACGCGCGCGCCGCCTTCAACCGGATCGTGCTCCCGTACTGGAAGATGATCAACGAGGTGCCGCGCCGCGCCTCCGTGAAGCTCCACTCGCAGGCGCCACACGCGGACCTCTGGGGGCAGATGATGGCCGAGGCCTTCGATATGTTTTTGGACGATTGGGGGCCGGATTATCAGATGAACTTCATGGGCTTCATCCATGACCTCGTGATGTTCGGCCCGGGCTTCGTCATGTGGCCCGACCAGCGGACCCCGCGCTACAAGTGGGCGCAGACGACGCAGCTTTTGTTCCCGAAGCGCACCAAGACAAGCGTCGACGCCTGGGAACTGGTCGGCCTTCGCCGGGAGATGACCGCGAACGAGCTGGTCGACCTCGTGCGCGACTCGGGCGAGCGCAAGCGCTCCAAGGATTCCGGCTGGAACCCCGCGGCCGTGATGCAGGCGATCAAGCTCGCCGCCCCCGGACCGAACAGCACCCGCTACTTCGACCCGACCTACTGGCAGGACATGATCGTGGCGAACGACCTCGTGATCGGCGGAGTCTGGCCGCCGGTCTCGGTGATCGACCTCTGGGCCGTGTCGCGGGACGGCAAGAAGGTGCGGCATTACATTTTCACGGAAAAGAGCGACGTGCAGGAATACCTGTACGAGGCGGACGAGGAGGCCGAGAGCTTCCGGCAGATCTTCGGCTCCTGCTTCTACGGCGTCGGCGCGAACGGGCTCATCCATTCCGTCAAGGGCTTCGGCGTCCAGAACTACTACTACATGACGGCGATCAACCGGACGAAGTGCCGGATGCTCGACTCGTCGACCTTCGCGATGGGCATGAACTTCGTGAAGTCGGACAACACGCCGGACGGGACGCCGCCCGTTGAGAATGTCTCCATGCTGAACGTGTTCCCGGCCGGCTTGCAGCAACTCCAGTGGATGCCGAACCTCCAGGTGGGGATCGAACTGATCCAGTCGCTCAAGGCCTCGCAGGACGAGAACAACTTCGTCTACAACGAGGTGAAGGACTCGATCGCCGAGACCGACACGGCGACGCAGGGCAAATTGATCGCCGCGATCGGCGCCGAGATGGGGACCGCGATGTCGTCCATCTTCCTCTCCCAGATCGGGACGAACTTCTTCACCGAGCAATTCCGGCGCCTCTGCAACAGTTCCACCGGCGACCCCGACGCCGTGAAGTTCCGCAAGCGGTGCCGGGACTTCGGCGTCCCGGACGAGGCCTTCGACCTGGAGCGCACGATCAAGACCGGCGCGTCGCCCATGATGGCGTCTCCGGCGCAGCGCCTCCAGATCCTCGCGCAAGGCCGCGCGATGCTCTATAACCTGCCCGGCGCCAATCGCCGCTGGTGGGACGAGCAAACCGTCTCGACCCTCCTCGGCGCCGAGGCGGTCAACAAGGCCCTGCTCCCGGACGGCGCGGAGTCGGAGCCGGCCGCCCGTCGCCAGGCGATGATGGAGAACGCGGATCTCGCGCAGGGGATGCCTCTGCCGGTGGCGCCGGAGGACGCGCACGCCGAGCATATCGACGAGCACCTGAAGCCCATGGAGGCCGTCGTGCAGGCGGCGCAGCAGGGCAAGCAGATCACGCCCGATCACCTGGTCGCCGTGCAGATCGGCCTCCCGCATGTCGGCCAGCATTTGCAGTTCCTCTCCATGGACGAGACGAAGAAAACCGAGTTCCAGCAGGCCAAGGCTCGGGTCAGCAACGTCTCCAGCGTGATCCAGGGCATCATGACCCGCCTCGCCAAGGCGCACCGCAACGGCGCCGATCCCGCCTCCATGGCCACCGCCCTTCGTACCAATGGCTAAAAAACTCCGCGAGCCGCCCTTCATCTACGCCGACCGCCTCGCCAAGCTGACGCCCGAGGAGCGCGCCGAACTGCGCACGATCCTGACCTCAAAGGTCTGGGTGAAGCTAATGCGCATGGTCGAGAGCCTGAAACCGTCGCCCTTCTGCAAAAATGGCGGCTCGGGCGACCGCGACCAGTTTTCCGACGCGCGCACGAACGCGCGCCTCGGCGAGATCCGCGGCTGGGAACAGCACGCCGCCGCGTTGTTTCTTGCCATTCAGGAGCCGGCGGAGGTAAAGACAGCCGCCGTCGAAACTTTTCCCGATTCCGCCCGCATTGACGCAGACTGGGGTAAAACTCCCTAACCAAAAGTTACCATGGACACCGCCACCCTCGAAACGCCGCCCGTTGAAACGCCCTCCGAGAGCAATCTCCCGGAAAGTGCCTCGATCAAGGTCGATCATTCCGCCCATTCCCGCGATGCGGACAAGTTCTTCCCGTCCGAACCCAAGGTCGAGCCCAAGGTGGAGCCGAAGCCCGAGGCCAGGACCGAGGTGAAGGTCGAGACGCCGAAGCCAACGAGCCTTGCCGACCAACTGGCCGCGCGCTCCGCGCCGCCGCCGAAGCCCGAGGAAAAGCCCGAGCCAAAGCCCGAGGCGACGCATGATCCCATCGAGGAGATCGAGAAGAAGATGGCGGCCTCCAACCCGAAGTGGAAGCCGGCCGAGGGCTGGCAAACCCTGAAGCAGATCGCGCAGACCGAAAAGCAGAAGCGCGCCGAGTTGGAGGGCAAGGTCGCCGAGCTGGAGACCAAGGTGAAGGCGATCCCGAGCGTGCCGGGCATGACGCCCGAGGAGGTCGAGAAGCTGAAGGCCGAGCACAAGGCCGCAAGCGATCGGCTCATGCTGGTCGACCTCGAAAATCATCCGAGTTTCCGCGAGCAGTACACGGACAAGCGCGATGCGGAACTGGCGCGCGCCGCCGAGCTTTTGTCCGCGCACAACATCAAGGCCGACCTGAAGGGTCTCCTCGCGAAGCCGCGCGGCGAACTCGGCAAGGCGGTTGAGGAGATGACCAAGGACGTTCCCGGGTTCGACCGGACGGAAGTCGCCGACGCGATCCGCAAGGCGTACCAGACCGACCAGGCCGCGAAGCAGGCGCTCGCCTCCTCAAAGGAAATCCTGTCCGGGATCCAGAAAAACTCCCTGGAGCGCCAGAAGGCCGCCTTCGAGAAGCGTTTCCTGCCGGTTTCCCAGCAGATCGCGCAGCATCTCGTGAAGCTGGAGGCTGCACCGGACGCGTCGCCCGAGGAACGCGCCGAGGTTGAGGCCTACATCAACGGCGGGAAGAACATCCGCACGCAGGCCGAGAAATACGCCTTCGCCGTGGCGGACGACGAGACCGCCGCCGAGGTCGCCATGAAGGCCGCGGCCTACGATTTCCATATCGGCACGGTGCAGCCGCGCCTCCTGAAGGAATACTCCCAGATCGTCGCCGACAACCGTCGGCTCGCGACGGAACTGGCCGCTCTCCGCAACCGCAACCCCAACCTGCGCATCGCAGCCAACCCGAACGGCGACCATGCCCCGAAGCGCATGGAGGACATGAGCCATGAGGAAGCGGCTGAGGCGCTAGCCCGCAAATGAACGGCGTCGGCCAATTCTTCGATCGGCAATTCATCGACAATCCCCTCTACGGTGTGAGCACCCCCGGCATCTACCTGAAGAGCGATTTCCGCGCGGATATTTCCTCGTGGGCGGAACTGGCCGCCCTGTTGACGGCGGGCGCCGAGTTGCCGGTCATCATCGAGTGGTATGACCCGGTCGACTCCGTCATGCGGACCTGCGTCCTCCAGGCCTCGACCGCCGCCACCGACACCTCCCTCGGCGTCCAGCGCCCGGACGACTACAATGGCTCGACCAATGCCGTCGTCTGGTTCCAAGCGGGCAACGCCGGCTGATTTTCCCCATGGTACGCCGCACCTTTGGCCAGGTCAAAACAGAGTTGTCCCGCGTGTGCGGGGCGACGGGCATGTCGACCGACGACACCCGTATCATGGACTACGTCAACGTGGCGACGGAGGAGCTGATGAACGAGCACGATTTCGCGTCCGTCGTGGACCGGCTCGTGTTCAAGGTCACGTCGGGGCACATCGTGCTGCCCTCGGCCTATGACCGCATCATGATGATGAAGATGAACTGCACGCCGATGCGGATGCAGTCGCCCTGGTTCGAGTTTGTCGGCTACGGACTCGAACTGATCACGGACGCACCCCCGGACAACACCTGGCTCAACTACTATGAAACCCTGAACGGCGTCCTTGATCGCGAGAACGTCTGCCAGTTCAATGCGGTGCCCTCCTCGGGCGGCCCCTACTACCTGCGGGTCTATGGGCAGGCGGGTCACGACGAGCGGACCGCAGGCGTGCGCCCGAAGATCAACGTGCGCGGCTATGACGACGAGGGTCGCTGGATCCGCACGCAGGACACCGACGGCAACTGGATCGAGGGGATCGAGGTCGAGATCAATGGCGACACCTCGCCTTATTACGTCCAGACGACGCAGCCGATCGTGGAGATCGTCGAGGTCATCAAGCCCCAGACGAACGGCTACGTCTACGTGTATGGTGTTCCATCCGGAGGCACGCCCGAATTCCTCTCGGCCTATGCGCCGAAGGACACGAACCCCTTCTACCGGAGTTATCGGATCCACGGGCTCACGGACGGCGAGGAGTACCAGATCGTTGCGAAGTGCCGCCGCCGCTTCCTCGCCATCACGAGCGACGAGGATCAACTGATCCTCAGCAATCTTCCCGCCCTGAAGGCGATGGTCATGGCGGTCTTTTACCTCGAATCGAACGACCCGGACAATTACCTCAAGTACAAGGGCACCGCAATCGACATCCTGAAGAAGGAGATGAAGGCCTACGTCGGCCTCCAGACCGGCAACAAGCCGGCGATCACCATGGGCGAGGGCATGGGCGTGCGGCGCGACGGTCAACTGATCCTGTGAAGCCATGGCGACCACTACCGCAGATTTCGCGGCCGTCGTCCCATGGGCGGGGGTGCGCAATCGGCCAACGGCTTTCCCAACCCGGCTCGAACTGATTGAGCAGGGCGACGCGACCGACCTCCAGTTCGTCCAGTGGAGCCAGACGCTCAAGCAATGGGTGCCGGTCACGGTGGCGCCGGGCTCGGCCACCTGGGGCTCGATCGCCGGGACGCTCTCCTCGCAGACCGATCTCCAGAACGCCCTTGACCTGAAGGCGGATATTTCGTCCCTCGCCGCCGTGGCCTTCTCCGGCGCGTATGCGGACCTGACCGGCGCGCCGTCGAGCCTGCCTCCATCCGGTGCGGCGGGCGGCGATCTAGGTGGCACCTATCCAAATCCGACCCTCGGACTCGTCGGCACCGCGGGAAAATACCAGCGCGTTACGACGGACAGCAAGGGCCGCGTGATCGCCGGTTATGACGATGTCGTCAATGTCGACGATTATGGCGCGGACCCGACCGGCGTCGCCAATTCGACGACCGCGATCAACAATGCGATCGCGGCGCTCACCAGCTACAGCACGCTCTATTTGCCAGGAAAGTACCTGGTCACTCCCGGCTCGATCGGCTACATCGCCGGCATGGATGGCATCACCGTCATGGGCGACGGTTGGAAGTCGCAACTATACAGCACGACGACCGGGGCGCCCGGAAATTTCCTGGAGATCGACGGTTCCTGCCAGTTCGTCAAAATCGTAAACCTGGCCATCGTGGGGGCGGCGACGGTGCGCGGCAGCGGCGTCGGGCTGAGACTCTATTCCTCGGACTCGCAGGTCAGCGGTTGCTACTTCAAGGGCTGTTCGGATTTTGCCATTCACGTCGCCGGGAACGGCGGCGGCACCGCCTATTCGGAGCGGGTTTCCGTATACGGAAACCATTTTGACGCACCGCTCGGGGACGGGATTCATCTCGGCGCGGTCAAGGACGGACTCGTCTATGGGAATCTGCTGGTGAACACCGGGGATGACTCGATCGCCCTCGTGGCCGATGATACCGCCTATCCGCCGCTACGCTGCACCGTCATCGGAAACCATATCTACAACGCCGGGGCGCGCGGCATCACGGTCCTGGAAGCGCAGGATTTCCTCGTTGCCGACAATCATGTCTACACGAGCGTTTTAGCCGGAATTGAGGTCAATCGCTTCAATAGCACGAGCGCTTACAACACGCGGGGCAAGGTCTCGGGGAACAAGGTCTACAACTCCGCGACGACGCTGGGGCCGATTGGCGCGATCGGACTTTATTGGGTCTCTCAGGTCGAGTGCTCCGACAACTATGTCGACACCCCGGCGACCGGCTCCGGCATCGCTTATCTCGACGTGCTCAATGTCACGATCAAGGGCAACACGATCAAAGGCGCGCCGGCCTACGGCATCCGCAACACGAACTTTGGCATTGCGCATGTCGCGACGACGCAGGGGCCGCTCTGCATCAAGGATAATGTCATTCTCTCCTGCACGACCAACGACGGCATCCAGGTGACGATTGATAGTGGCGTCACTCTCTACAACCTCATGGTGGACGGGAACGAGGGCTATTCCATCGGCTCCGGCACCTTCATCACCTACGACCGGATCAACACTGGAAGGATCGTGAACAACACGAGCTTTGGCTCGGCGATCACGGCCGGCGGAACGATCACGGCGGTCACGACCGCCAACAACAATTGATCTTCGGGGCGAAATCTGAAAGAAACCGCCATGCGCCAAGACTGGATCCCGCAAATGCAGGAGGTGTGCGTCGACGGAGTCAACACCGCCAACCGCCCCAACCGCATCGGACCGTACCAACTGGCCTGGGGGAGCAACATCTCGGTCCGCGACACGTCGGTCAAGTCTCGCAGCAACGTGCTCGTCCAGCGGGCGACGCTACCCAAGGGACGCCTCCAGGGCGTCGGCTACTTCTCGCGCGACGGCGGCCAGTTCATCGCCTCGATCTGGGGCCAGCTTCACCGCCTTTTGATCTCGGGCAACAATGTCTCGGTCGACATGATCCCGCTCGCCTTTCGCAACAGTTCGATCCTGCCGGAGTGCTGGATGTGCGAAACGGACGGCAGCTTCCTCGTGCAGGACGGGCAGAGCGACTGCATCATCTATGACGGATCGCTCGCGCGCCGCTCCAACCCGCTGGCGAATGAGGTGCCACTTGGCCGGCAGATGGCGTACAACAACGGCCGCCTCTGGGTGGCGGTCAATCATCGGCAACTGGTCGCGGGCGACATCACGACCGACGTTTTCCAGTCGGAACTGAAATTCACGGAGACCGGCTACTTCACGGGCGGCGGCGCCTTCTACTTCAAGAAACCGATCACGGCGCTAGGTTCCTTGCCGGCCAACAACACGAACACCGGCTTCGGCTCCCTCGCGGTATTTGGGCGCGAGTATACGCACATGATGCGCTCTGAAATCACGGCGCGCGACCTGTGGGCGCAGATCCCGGGCTTCGAGGTCGTGGCGCTGCCCTTCATCGGGGCCGCAGGGCAGGCGAGCCTGATTGAGGTGAATCAGGACATTTACTGGCGCGACGCTGAGGGCAATATCTGGTCCCTGCGGTCGGCGATTTCGGATAGCCAGGGTCCGGGCAACAGCCCGATCTCGCGCGAGGTGGCGCGGATCACGGACTACGAGACCGACCGGCAGGTCGCCTACTCGTCCGGCATCTACTTCGACAACCGGATTGTGTTTACGGCCTCGCCGTTCTACAACCTTTTTGGCGCGGCGGGCTTCCGCAAGATGATCGCCCTCGACGTGGCGCCGACCGCCACGATGCGCGGCAAGAGCTTCCCGGCCTATGACGGCGAATGGAACGGCCTCGATTTCTCGCGCGTGTTCACGGGCGACATCCAGGGCAAGAAGCGGGCCTTCGTGATCTCAACGGACAGCGATGGCGAGAACCGACTCTGGGAATTCGTCTCGACGGTCCGCAATGACGCGAGCTACCTCGCCACGGGCACCGGCAACAGCATTACGCTCGTCCCGAACCGGGTCACAAGCTACGTCGAATATCGCCGGTTCGACTTCGCGAATCCGGGCCAAAAAAAGCGCCTGGTCCGCTGCGACCTCTGGCCGACGGACATCGAGGGTGAGTGCGACGTGCAGGTCTACTGGCGGACGGACAACCGCACGCAATGGCAGCTTTGGGGCGAATTCTCGGTCTGCGCCGAGATGACGAACGAGGACGGCGCCTGGCTCGACCTTGCGGCGCAGGAGCGCGGCCGGGTCAAGACGCTGACCGCCCCCACCAAGAGCGATGCCATCTTGAAGCAGGCGCAGGACGTGGGCTTTAGCTTCCAGATTCGCCTCGCCTGGACCGGCAAGCTGTTGATCGACCGCATCGTCGTCTGGGCTGACCCCCTGACCGAGCAGCAGTTCTCGGAGCTGCAAGACCTGTCCCCGGCCTGCCTGCGGAATAGTATTGTCAATAACCTGATTTCTTACTCCATTCCCATTGGTGGCTTAGGCGAGCCATACACCAACCAGGACGGGGAAGGTTACGTCGACCAGTTCGACATCCCCTACACGGAGCCGACGGTCCTTAACTCCTAATGGCGCGCTTTTCCGACAATCCCATCAAATCGGTACTGGCCGGGAACGAATTGCTCCCCGGAACAGATCCCTCGTCGGGCGATGATATTTGTGTGACGCCGGATATTTTTCTGACGTATTGCGCACAGAATCTACCGCTCGCGACCGCGACCGGCAATGGGTTGTTCACCTCCTCTGGATTTTCTCGGCTTTTCGACGAGACCTACACAAAGGACGAGATCGACGCCAAGAACGCGATTTTGAAGGTCAACGTGATCGGCTTCTTCGTCGGCGTGGTGGCGGATGGTTATCTGGAGTTCTACTGCCACCTCGATAACGACATGACGATCACGGAGGCCTTCTTCAAGACTTCGAGCGGCACCGTGACCGCCTCCGTGCAGATCGACGGCGTCTCCGTGACCGGGCTGGCTAATATCGCCGTCACAAGCGCCGGCCAGCGGGTCGCCGCCACCGCGCTCAACTTCCTGCCCTCGGCTTCCAAGCTCGGGCTCCTGTTCGCTACCAACGCCGCCGCGCTTAACTTCTATGTTACGATCGCGGGCACGATGAACCTCCCATGATCATCGGCTCCGTCGCAACCATGACTCCCGGCTCGGCGCCGTCTCCGACTCCGCCGATTGCGAACTTTGACTGGACGCCGCGCGATCCGTCGATGGGCGCCCTGGTGCAGTTCACCGATCAATCCCTCCAGAACCCGACCTCCTGGAGCTGGACTCGCAACGGCGTCCAGTTTTCGATGCAGCAGAACCCGTCGTTGTATTTCTCGCTGCCCGGCGCGTACACGATCGCGCTCACCGCGACTAATTCCTTCGGCTCCTCGACCGCGTCCGCGATCATCTACGTCTCGGCCGAGCAGACGAACAACCCCTCGGCGCCATGAGCCTCACCCTTTTTCTCGATCCGGGCGTCGTGCCGCAGGGCACGCCGCTCCCGGCCAGCGCGCAGGAGCTTATCAACCTGATTTCGGAGTACACCGGAATCGACGGCGCGGAGGGCTTTTCCGGGCTGAACTACGGCTCCGACACCCCGAGCCCCGAGAACCGCGGCTATCCCTGGTTCAAGACGGATCAGGACGGCAACCCGATCGGCCTTTTTTCCTGGAACGGCTCGGCCTGGACCGCGATCCCTTCGACCGTGGCCTCCGGCACGACCGAGCAGCGCCCGCTTAATCCCTCCACGGGCACGAAGTTTTTCGACACGACGATCAACGTCGAACTGATCTTCTACAACGGCGCCTGGTCGACGGCCGCCGGCTCGCCGGGCGACACGAAGTTTGTCAATGCGCCAACGATCGCGGAAGCGCTCGCGCGCAACCCTGGCTGGATCCAGTACGCCGCGGCGGCGGGCCGTGTGCTGGGCGCCGCCGGCTCGGGCACCGGGCTCACGGCGCGCGCGCTCGGCTCCCAGGTGGGCGAGGAAAACCACATCCTTCAGGTCAACGAAATCCCGTCGCACACGCACACGACTGAACTCGCAAACGCGAACGCGGATGGCAACGACTACAACCTTGACCAGGGGCTCTCGGGTCACAACTCGCCCGGTCCGGCCGGTTCGTCGACGCCGACTTCCTCGTCGGCCGGCGGTGACGAGGGTCACAACAACATGCAGCCTACGCTGTTCCTCTGGTGCCTGATCAAGTCATGAACACCATCGCGGAACAGCCCAAGCAGGAGGTGATGGGGCATAATCCCCTGATCGACGAACTGGAAAAGGTCATCGTCGAAAACCTGCCGCCCGTGGAGATGCCGCTCACGCATACCTTCACGCCCGGACTCTACACACGCGAGATCTTCATGGCGGCCGGCACGATCCTCACCTCGAAGATCCACAAGACGCGGCATGTATTCTTCATCCTGCGCGGAAAGTGCCTCGTCTACACAAAGGAGACCGGCCCGATCATGCTGGAAGGCCCGTGCTACGGGATCACTGAGCCCGGCACGCGTCGCGCGATCGCCATTTTGGAGGACACGACCTGGATCACGGTCCATGCCACGACCGAGACCGATCTGGCCAAAATCGAGGCCTTGCTGATCGAGCCTCACCCTATCCCGCAACGAAAGGAGATTGCCGCATGATCCCAAACCTCGACTTCCTTTTCCCGCTCGCCCTTGGCACCTGGGGCGCCGTGGCGGGCGCGGCCGTGTCCGTAGTCGGCGGAATGATTGCGAAGAATAACGGCCCGAAGGCTCCCGGCGCTGCGCAGTACACCCCGGTTGATCCGCAGGCCGAGGCTAAGAAGGCGATCGCGGGCGACATTGCGAATCAGGGCGACGTGGAGCAGCTTTTGACCCGCGCGAACCGCTACACGCAGGGCCAGGCAAACGACCTCATGGAGCAGGCGGTGCCGGGCTACGGCAAGCTCTCTGAAACGCTCATGGGGCGAGCGCAGGAGATGGCGAACAACCCCTATGGCGTCCCGAAGGATGTCGAGGCGAACCTGACGCGCCTCGCCGCCGAGCATGGCGTCGCCCGCGGCACGCGTGGTCAGACGAACCAGTACAGTCTCCTTCGGGATCTCGGCGTGAACGAACTTCAGTATGGCGAGACCAACATGCGCGACTCGCTCAATGCCTTGACGACCCTGACTGGCATCGCACCCCGCGTCTCGGCGGCCTCGCCCCTCAGTTTTTTCATCACGCCCTCGCAGCAGATGCAGGCGACGACGAACAACAACACCCAGCAGCAGCAGGTCGCGCAGGGCGATGCCAACGCGCGAGCCGCCGCTGCGAATTACGCCAATGACTCCATGTGGAGCGGAATCCTGAAGGGAGCCGGGATGCTGGCGACAAAGGACTGGAGCGGCAAGGATACCAGCAAGACCGGCGGAAGCACCGTCAGTCCGGCGCTAGCCGACACCGTCTCGACAATGGACTGGTAAACCATGGCACTCGTACCTGAGTTTAATCCCGGCGGCAACCCGAGTCCTGCCTCCACGGCGGTCTTTGAGGGGATCAACATGGGCCAGTCGCTCATGGACCGGGCGCAGGCCCGCCAGCTTCGCGCCGCGCAGGACGCCCGCGCGGAGGCCGAGGCCAAGCGGGCGCAGGAGGATTACGACATCACGCTGCCCGCCCGCCGGGCGAAGGCGATGGCCGATGCCACGAGCGC